CGTCCCGAGCGGGTTCACGCTGAAGGCGGACCTGCAAACATCAGCGGCGTCCCGCGGCCGGCTGGCTGTGTACTGGAAGCGTCTCACCGCAGGCGATACGGGCACCTACACCTTCAGTTGGTCCGGGTCGACATGGCGCGCCGGGGTCTGCGGCCTCTGGTCCGGACGCAGCGCATCGGGCGACCCGTTCGACGGAACGGTGGGCACCGCGGAATCGACCACCTCGGTGGCGACATTGAACGTGTCGACCAGTCCGGCCGCCGCGAACGGTGACGCAGTCGGATCTTGGACGAACTTCACTGGCGGAAACGCCTACACGCCTCCGACGAACTACACCGAACGCCAAGACATCGACGTCATCTGCCTGGACACCCGAGATGCGGTCACATCAGGATCGACTGGTTCGATCTCCGCCACATCGAATGTGTCGGGTTTCCAGAAGGCGTTTCTCGGTGTCCTCGCAGTCGCGGCGTCCGGAACCAACGCGCCGGCCGAGAACGCGACCGGTGCAGGTACGGCGGCGGACCCGACCAGGACGGTCGCCACAGGAGCGCAGGCATCAACCGCCACGGGCACAGCGAACAACGCCACGGTCACCACCGGCAGCTCCACCAACGCTTCTGCCGAAACCGCTACCGCCACAGGCAATGCGCAAACGGCATCCTCGAAGGTGGCCACGGGCGCGACCGCAGCGACCGCCACATCTGTAGCGAACAACGCCACTGTGACAACCAGCGGGGCGGCGAACGCAGCCGCCGGCGCCGGGACCGGGGTGGCGAATCAGCCAGCCGTCAAGGTCGCACCGACACCGTCGGCGGCGTCCGGCACCGGGACCGCCAACAATGCGACGGTCTCTACCGGGTCGTTCACGAATGCCGCCGCGGTAACGGCTACAGCCACAGGCGCGGCGCAGCAGCCGACCGGGAAGGTCTCCACCGGGCCATCGGCGGCAACCGCCACCGGTGTGGCGTATGACGCGGCAGCAGGCTCATCGGTATCCGCCCAGGCTGGCGTGGCGACAGCGGCAGGAGCGGCTCACGGACCGAGCGTCACCAGGGCTGTATCCGCGCAAGCCGGCGCAGCCACCGCAACGGGGTCCGTCACGGCCGCAAAGCTCAGCGTCCTCGCGGCTGCGGAGGCCGCAGTGGCTCTCGCGGTGGCTCTGGCACCCACTGCCGGTGCCTTCCTCCCTGGTACGGCGCACGCCGCTACTGGCTCCGCGCCTACCGCGTCCGCGGGAACTGCCACTGCGGCGACCGCATCCCGTGGAGCCATGTCCGCACCTACTGCGACTGGAGGATAGATGCCGTACGACATCGCCGATTCCGTCCCAATCGCCTGGGACGTGAAGGACGCTGCGGGAGCACCCGCGAACGCGTCCACCGCCGTCTTGACGGTCACGAAACCCGACGGCACCACCGAGACACCCGCGGTCTCGAACCCGCCATCGGTGACCGGGCAGTACCGGGTCACCTACGTCCCCACGCTCGAGGGACGGTACGAGTGGCGCGCAGTCACCACGGTCCCGAACACCGCCTATCAGGATGTGTTCGTGGTCCGCGGTCTCTTGTCGCCGGCGCTGCTGTCGCTGGCTGACGCAAAGGCCCACCTGAAGATCACTTCCACGGCTAGCGATGACGACCTGCGGGAGTACCTCGAGGCGGCAACGGAGATCGTCGAAAGCTACGTCGGTCCTGTCGTCACCCGCACGCACACGGCTCGGGTCTGTGGGTATCGCAGTGAGATTCCGCTGCCGCACACGCAGGTGACCGCGGTGACTGCGGTCACGCTGGTGCGGGACGGCTCAGCCCCGATAACGCTGTCTGACCTGACGATCAACACCGCGGCCGGGGTCATCTCGTACAAGAACGGCACTGCGTTCCCGTACGGCGACATGGATGTCACATACACGGTGGGCCGTACGTCGGTGAAGGCGAACTGGACGCTAGCCGCGAAGATCATCGTGAAGCACAACTGGGACACCCAGCTGGGGAACCTGCCCAGCATCCAGGGCGATACTCCCGGCTACGTGGTAACCGGCTCCGGGTATCTGGTGCCGTACCGCGCGATCTCCCTTCTGCAGTCCGATCAGGTCCCGGCGGGCTTCGCCTGATGGCGAGCAAGACGGACGCGGTGATCCTGGCACTCACCGCGATGTGGACTGCCGCCCTCACTGACATCAACGTTGTCGACGGCCCTCAAGTCACCAGTGACGCAGCGAGCGACTGGCTGTTCGTCGGCTACAACGGCGACACCCCGGATGAGTACAACGAGGGTGCGATCGGCCTGCAGTCGCTGATGGCGTTCGCCAAGGTGAAGGGCGACGACGGCCAGGTCACGTGTGCGGTCGTGTCCGTGAGCGGCGATACCGACATCACTGCAACCCGCGCTCGCGCCAACGGGTTCCTGTCTGCTGCTGAGGCTGCGGTGCGCGCTGACATGACGCTCGGTGGCCTGGTGATGCACGCGTTCGTCTCGGACTACCGGTACACCCCGGTGCAGACCCAGCAGGGCGCGAAGGTCCGCCTCGTTTTCACGGTCACCTACAAGGCCCAAATCTGATTCAGGAGAACCCATGGCAACCCTCACCACCCAGGTCATTGTCAGGACCGGGGTCGCACCGTCGTACGTCACCCCCGCAGGTGGTGGAGATGCCTGCGAGGTCGGCGACGACATCTTCCTCCACGTGAAGAACGCCAGTGGTTCACCGGTCACGGTGACCCTCGCGATCCCATCCAGCAACAGCGGCTATTCAGGTGCCGTCTACACGAACACCGCCGTGTCGGTCCCGGCGACCACGGGTGATCGGATGATCGGCCCGATCACGGCCGGGCTCTACAAGGATCCGACGACGGGCCTGTGCACGATCACCACCTCGGCGCAGACCAGCGTCACCATCGCCTGCATCAAGCTGCAGGAAGCGTAGGAGGCGTGATGAGCAATACATACCGCGCGCTGTCGAAGGCCGCAGAGGCCATGTATTCCGAGGGCGTCTTCGACCATGACTTCACCCCGACGGACGAGCAGGACGTACTGAACTCCGGACTGCTCGAACTTGTACCCCGCAAGTACCGGGTCCTGTCGAACAACTACGCCGCCGGCAAGCAGGGTGACGTGGTCGACCTCGGACTCCTGAAGGAGATCGAGGCTGCTCTTATCCAGGGCGGTCACCTCGAGCGAGTCGATGCGCCCGCCAAGGATGCACCCGCCACTGGCGGGGCTGACGACAAGCCAGCCGCCAAGGCTGCTGACAAGAAGGAGAAGTAGTCATGGCTGCGTTCACACTGACCGATTGCCTGATCATCATCAACGGCGTAACCCTCAGCGACCACGGCAATCAAGTAACCGTCACCGACTCGCGTGAGGACAAGGATGCCACCACCTTCGGCGCGACCTCGAAGGCCTCACTCAAGGGGCTTGGGGACGCGACGATGGACATCGTCATGCTGCAGGACTTCGCTGCGGCCAAGGTCCACGCGACGCTGCAGCCGCTGATCGGCTCGATCACCCCAGTGGCGGTCGAGGTGCGACCGACGTCCGCCGCGCGCTCCGCGACCAACCCGGCCGCACTGTTGGCGACGGCCCTGATGTTCGAGTACAAGTTCCTGGACGCGTCGATCGGCGACATCCCGGCGACCACCGCGACCTTCAAGAACAGCGGCAACGCGGGCATGACGTACCCCACCGCGTAGCAGTGGCCAGCATCGAGATCCGGGGCGGCGATCAGTTCAAGGACGCCGCCCGGCGTGTGCGCATCGCCAACGGCGAACTGCCAGGCGAGCTCATCGACGCACTCGAACGCTCAGCTCCGCCGCTGGAGCGCGCGGCGACTCGTTCGGCTGCTTCGAACCTGCCGAAGCGTGGCGGCCTGAACGTCATCGTGGCCTCTGCGGGAATGAGCCACCAGCGACGCGCGGGCGGTATCCGGATCACGGCCCGTGGCATCACGCAGCTGAAGCTGACGAACGAGGGCCAGGTCCGGCACCCGGTGTACGGCAACCCCGGCACATGGGTGGGCCAGGCGATCCCGAAGGCGCTGGACTGGTTCGGGAAGCCGATACGCGACGGTGCCCCTAGGGTGCGCCGCGAACTGGTGAAG